TTGCTATACAGGTACTAATAGTAAGATGAGTGAACTTGATTGCGCACATCTATTAGTACGTACTAGATATATTCACGCATGGCAAGAACGTAGGAAGAAAATCAGAGAATACTATATTGATAGATTTAAAGACTTGCCCATTCGTTGTTTAAGCGAAGGCTTTATCAAACATGCTGATCAAAAGTTTGTTATTGCCACAGAAGAGCGTGATAAGTTACATGGCAATCTAATCGTTGATGGTATCGAAACTAAAATCCACTATGAAAAGTGTTTAGGTGAGTTAATGGTGGCACGAAACTTGCCTAGCCCAGATATGATTAGCACCAGTCTAATGCTAAGTCGCATGGTATTAAGTTTGCCCATCTATCCTGAACTTACAGACGGAGAAGTAGAACACATAGCAGGAAAAATTCGGGATTTTTATACTAAATAAAGTTGCTATGTGGTTATTAACATTCTTTCCCGATCTATTCGTTCATTTGGTATTTCTTGCCGGTCTATTCTTATTCCTAGGCGCAACGTTCTTAGGAATGATACCTGTAATTAATACGTATAAAACACCCGCACAGATTGTGGGTGTAATTATTTTAGCCTTTGGTATCTATCTTGAAGGCGGACTAGCACATAAGAAAGAACTTGCTGTTAAAGTTGCGGAACTAGAAACCAATCTAGCAAAAGCAGAAGCAAAGTCACAAGAAACCAATACCAAGATCGTTGAGAAGGTTGTTAAAGATACTAGAGTAATTCGTCAAAAAGGCGATGATATCATTAGATATGTCGATAAAGAAATTATCAAGTATGACAATCAATGCGTAATCCCAGAGGACGTAATTAAAGTTTATAACGAAGCAGCCACATTGGGTACTGCTACTAATCTTAAAGAAGATAAAAAAGCAGAACCAACTGATGAGAAGAAAGAGCATAAGATGTTATTGCCTCCGAGGGTTTCACAATGAAGAAGTTAATCCTCATTCCATGCTTTATACTAGCAGGATGCGCAACTACCGCAGTTCCTGTAGCCCCTAAATTTCCTACTGCCCCCGACACACTGCTTGAGGATTGCCCACCGCTTCAGACACTCCCTGAGGGTGCTAAATTAAGCGATTTAATGCGTACTGACGTTAAAAACATGGTTCAGTATCATGAATGCTCACGTAAAAACAAAGCGTGGGTAGAGTGGTTTAAGACTCAAAAACAACTATTTGAGCAGGCCACTAAGTAATCTTCTGACTCTAGTGTGATAAATACTAGATATTAATGGAACAATAGTATGGCCACACAACAAATAATCAATATCGGTACACTGCCCAACGATGGTGAAGGTGATCCGTTACGTGTTGCCTTTGGCAAGATTAACAACAATTTTAGCAATCTATTTGCTACATTCACTAATACAAGTAATACCTACACTGTGGGAAACACCGCAGATCAAGTTATTTTTGAGACTCCTGCAAATACATTTACTCAGGGTCAGTTCTATATTAGAAGTGATGATCCAGGAACTGATAATAGTCAGACCATTCAATTATATGCACAGATTAACAATGACAAGGACAATGTTAAATTTACTGGATACGGTAGCACCTTCTTTGGTAGTGCATTAGCAACTTTTGATATGGATGTTGCTGGTGGTAATGTACGTGTTTTATGTACACCTTTAGTAACATCTTCTGTATTTCATTTCGTATCATCACAGATAATGTTTGTTGGAAATGCAATTCCTGGTCTAGAGTTGGCTCTAGACGGTTATGTAGATTCAGTTATGACTACTGAAGATGATGAAATATTAACAACTGAAGATTAATAATGAGAGCAAGAGAATTCATTACTGAACAGCGTTTAGATCAAGTTCATGATGGTTTAGAGGTAGCATCTAAATCACTTCCCGGCACCTATGTTATAACGGACTTAAAGAATAGTGACTTCTATGATTTATATCGTTTTGGTATTGCTATTGCCGCAGTAAGAGGTGAACAAGGACAAAATGACGGGGTAATGGACGGACATGAACCTAAATTCAGAGCAGAAAGCGCCTGGGGAGAACATCAAGTAATTACTAGTTTTGACCCTAATGTAGGTAAGGTAATTGATAAAGCATTAAGCAAAGTTGGGAAGCGCGGTAAAAAGTTAGCAAGTACTCCAAGTAGTGATGAGATGGATGACACCTCTGACAAGTCTCCTATTAAAGCCTTCAAAGGATATAAGAGATGAGAGCCAGCGAATTCATTAGCGAAAGTTACAAAGCCGCTAAACTAACTAAACGCCAACGATATGCTAGTAAAGGAATGCATAAGTTTCGTGATCCAAACGGATTCGATAGAACTTATGAAATGAATCGTTTGGGTATGGCATTAGCATGCACAGACGGCGAGATTGATCCTGTGATTGACCAAGAATCTTGGGCCGGTAGATTTAATACAGCGCATCCATACACTGATGCAGAACAACGTATGTTGAAAAAAGCATACAAGGCTATGGGAACATCCTATCAAGACTTAAACGGCGGTGACCTACATAGTGATGAGTTACCTAATACTAATATTAAGAGTCCCGTAAAGCCCTTCAAGGGTTATAAAAAATGAGATTTTGGGAATTTATCACAGAGGGGAAGAAAAAAATCCCTGACTCTCCCAAACACCACAGCGACCCCTTAACCGGATTGCATAGATTTACTGATAGTAACTATGACCGTTTCTATCTATTAAACCGTGTAATGATGGCAGCAGCCAGTACTGACGGCAAAACTCCACCTGAGATGGATAGCAACAGTTGGGCATCTCGCCACAATGTAGCACATCCCTATACCAAAGAAGAACAAGATAAATTGATGCTAGCATACAAAGCAGCCGGCGTAAGAATGTTTGATGACTTAACTGACGGTGATGTGTCTAGTACGGAATCAAGTGGCGCCAATACAAGTAGCCCAGTTAAGCCTTTTAAGGGCTATAAAAAATAATTTTCAGCAGTCCTCATAGAATAAGTATTCTTAACACAGTACAGGACTATTGAATGAAAAACTTAATCGATATCAATTCTACGTTAGATTTAATCAAACTTAAATTCTATAATGAGTGGCTTTATACAGCCCACATCTATGACGAAGGCGACAGCCAATTTCACAAAGATTTAACAGCACAAGTTGTAAAACAATATATTGATCCGTTAAATCTTCCCAAAGATGCACATATTCTTGATCTAGGTTGTGGCCCCGGCTATTTCCTAGATGAAATGAAAGCCCGTGAATATACAAACTTTCACGGTGTAACATTAAGTCCTGGCGACATTGCACTCTGTGAAGGTAAAGGACATGCTATTAAGAAATATGACTTAAGTTTCTTACCACAAAAAGATGGCTACTACGATGAATCTGTTGATTTTATTTTTTGTCGCCATGCACTAGAACACAGTCCTTATCCTATTTTTACATTGATGGAATACAATCGTGTTCTTAAGCAGGGTAGTAAAATGTATATTGAAGTCCCTGCTCCCGATTGTGATCGTAAACACGAATTCAACTTAAATCACTATAGCATTTTAGGCGCTAATCAATTAGCCGCATTACTAATGCGTACTGGATTTGATATTGAACAGTTTAACAACTTTGAATTTGATCTAAACATGCCTACTGGAAAAGATGGCGAAGTTAAGGCAGTTAAAGAAAAATACTTCTGTATTGTTGTTAGAAAAGCAAGACCTTTAGATATCAAGTAATCTATAAAACGCATAAATACTCTCATAGAATAACATTTATGAGAGTATTTTTTTTTATGGCATATCCTGAACCAACCGATGTAAGTCCCTGGTATTTACGTAATATCACACAGGCATTAGAACTTGATTCCGTAACTGGTCAGGTACATATCCGCTCAAGTATTGAATGGCAAGAAATAACCTAATCTGGTTATTGCCTAATAAATAATTCTATGAGTAAAGGCAACGCACCTTCCTTAGTTAAGGACCCATACACAAAAACTGTCTTTAAGACAGACAAAGAATTGCAGGATTTTGTAAAGTGTTGTGATCCTGTAACTGGTTACCTATACTTCATGGACAACTTCTTTATGATTCAGCACCCTACTAAGGGTAGTATGAATTATCATCCATGGGACTATCAGAAAAGATTAATTCATACCTATCACAATTATAGATATAGTATCGCACTCATGCCTCGACAGAGTGGTAAGTCAACTAGTGCGGCAGGTTATCTATTGTGGTATGCTATGTTCGTGCCTGATAGTACAATTCTTATTGCCGCACACAAATATACAGGTGCGCAGGAAATTATGCAACGTATTCGTTATGCATATGAAAACTGCCCCGATCACATTAAGGCAGGCGTGACAACTTATAACAAGGGGTCACTAGATTTTGAAAACGGTAGTCGTATCGTATCAGCAACCACGACAGAAAATACGGGTCGTGGTATGTCTATCTCATTGCTATACTTGGACGAGTTCGCATTCGTTAGACCTTCCATTGCTGAATTATTTTGGACTTCTATCACGCCTACCTTATCTACTGGTGGTAA